ACAATACAATACAATATACCACAATGACAATTATTACTTCCAATAGTAAAAATATAGACATACAATCAAGATACAACTTGGTTTGTGAAAATTTAAGTAATTTTGGAATTGACCTATGGACTGAATTGCACAATTTCATTACAAATAACCCTGGTAAAACAACCCTATACCATATAACTAATTATAAAAACCATAAATTTACTGTGGATTCCTTTGAGTATTTATTAACTCAAATCAACCGAAACCGAAACACTTTCCATGATATAGGACCATTTGTTGAAAAAAATGGAAATTGGTATTGTAAATCTAAAACAAAGGATGATTTTATAAGTATTATCGACCATCAACAAAAAGAAATGGATCGTTTAAAAGAGTTATTGCGCCAAAGACAGTTGTTGTAGATTTGCCGAATCAACGTCTTAACGAACCAACCCAATGACGATAAGAATTGTCTATAATCGAACCAGATACTCCAGCAGGAGCCTCATTGGATTGCGAAATAGAAGAGACAGTATGTGATACTGTGTTATAACGTGTTGCTAATTTTTTTTCCAAATCTTTGATTATTTGCTTTATTTTAAAACACGACATTTTGGTTATGGTTTCTATAGTTTGATTATTTGAAATGTCAGTCATATTATTCTTTTACATTATTCAAGAAAAATATGTTTAGTTATCATACTCATCGAATTCGGCAAGTAAATCAGGATCAAATACTCCGCCAACAGGAACTCCATAAGTTTGTATATAAAGCAAATAGCGAACATCAACCGACACATCTGCTTCTACTACTGCTCGAATTACTTCTGGTGCTTGACGAACGGTTAAATATCCTCCCAAATCCCTTACTCTATCATCCAATCGTTGTACTTCTTCGGACAATATTCGGAAATCCGTCCTGCCTTTAGACGTAAGTTGAAGAATAGAAATACCAATACTTGCTAAATAACTGGTGTCGCTATCCGACATATATTTGTTTAAATTTGTGATGACATTGGTGTAGTTGTTTAAAATATATTCGTCCAAATCGTCTGTATTATTATTTAAATAATCGGTGATAAACTGTGGTTTTACATTTACATCAATGTAAGACTGAAGTTTTTGAACCAAAGCAGAATTACCACTTCCCCCCACCGAAAACCCAATCGTATTTTGATTTTTTGATATTAATTTTTTCAAGACGCCAACCGAAGATGATTTTCGCGGCATATATAATGAATTTACATATTATTATTGAATGTTTATTTGAATAAATAATTTAAGAAAGTGATGTTTTTGGAAAGGTGAAGGGTTTGTTATTGGCGTAAATAATGGTATTTGTTTGGGAGAGAAATGCGCCTGTATTTTTTTTCGTGAAAACAGGATCATTGCTAGATACGCCGGTATTTAAATAGGTGTGATTTTCTACAAAATAAGATGTTTTTAATCCACAATCTTTCTCTCCCCCTCGAGTATTACTATATGGCCAATTCGTGCCTCCAAGCATTTCACTATCTTCTATGGGATTGTTCGATGCATCCAACTGAATACCAGTGTAATCTACACGGGTAACATTCCAATCGTCTATGTTTTTGACTGCTATCTTATCAGTAGAACTATCTAAATAGGTGGTGTAATTACAACTTGCGTCGTTGCATATAGTATGTCCTTTTACGGTGGATAAAAATGTATCGTAACTCTTTACCATTGATATTTTGGAATTTGAGTTTGTCATGGTTATTTGTTGATTGTTGTTATTGCGGGATTTATAAAGGTAAATGTCTTTTTTTTGTTTTGTATGCGCTGATGCCGATGTTGACTCATCATTTTTTCCAAACATGGATGCGTTCATTTATATATATATTAGACAACTAATTATATAAACAAAAGTACCAATGTTCGCTACCTACGATTTAGAAAAATGGCCATTGGTGTATGTTAATATGGTGGGAGACATTAAAACGTACGTAGATTATAAACATTTTACATCTACGTGGATGGATTTGTATAACAAACTAGAACCATTTACTATGCTTTTTGACGCTACCAATTTTGGGGATGTTAGTATGTTTTATGCCATCAAGATGGCGATGTTTATAAAGAAAATAAAACGAAAACGACCTCAATATTTACAAAAAAGTATTATTATGCTGGAAAGCAAGTGGTTGAAACATTTGGTAGGATTGATGTTTTTTATTGAAGCACCGGCTGCTCCAGTTTATGTGTATTATACAGATGAACATGGAAAAAAATCACTGGATAATTTAGTTTCATTAGTAGAAAAGGGAGAGATAGATAGTTTTCATAAATACAACCCTGCCCGTTAACTAATTATTTTTTTAATTTAATATATAACCATTACTATATACTAAATGGGAGCAGGTATACTACCATTTACAATATACAAAGGACGCGTCATGTTTTTGTTTGGTAGAGAAAACAAAGACAAAACCGGCGATAACTCCAAAAAAGGTATGTGGTCTGATTTTGGTGGCAGCAAAGAAGGAAAAGAAAGTTACTTGGACACAGCAGTTCGAGAAGGGTTTGAAGAAAGTAGTGGGTTTTTCGGTGACAAAGAAGACATCGAACGACTGATCAGTGATAAATGTATCAACGAAGTAGAACACCATCGATACAAAACATACGTTGTTTATATCCCATACGATGACAAATTGGTTGGCAATTTTAGAAGAAATTTTATTTATGTGAAAAAAAATAATCAAGTCCTTTATCGAACCAAAGGACTGTATGAAAAAGATATGATTAAATGGGTATCATACCGTGATTTAAAGGAGTTTAAACATAGTTCTAGGGTATTTTACAAGGGAATTATAACAAAACTAATGAGAACAATGTAATTTATTACATATAAAGTTAAAATAATAAATATTTGAAATTTATTATTTTATACAATCAATAATTAAAATGTAGGGGATTTTCATCTATAAGTGCACTAACTACAGAGTCATCTGTATTTAAATTATTTGCGTCTAAGTTAACCGCGATGGTTTCATTTTTTACAGAATTAAACATATCGTGTGGTTCGTATAAAGAGTTACCATATTTACCTTTATACAATATTTTTCCATCTCCCAATACTGGACTAAGAGTAGTGTCTAAATCGCTATTTTTTTCTTTGTTTAAAGTGGTAAACGATTTACTGTTTTTTAAAACAGTAGATTTATGTTTGGTGTTGACGTGTTCAATCATTTGGTACGTGGATTTTAAAAACCCTTTTCTACAGAAAGGACAGCTTCTAATAACTGGCATTATTATACTTATTGTATTATTTTTATATTATTTCTTTGTATTTGTATATTATTTATAATTATACTATACCAAGACAACCGAAATCTTCCAAATATGACCATCAAATACATTTCTATTGTTGTTTCCACTTATATCGGTGGTTTGCTGTGTAATGTTAAACGCGTTTATGCCAGGGTTTCCCATCCAACCGTAGCATCCTTCTGTTGGAACCCCCGAAACATCGGTCCCACCAGGAAAAATATCATGGAGTTCCAGATCGGTTAATGTTCCATTTGAATTTCCACTGATATCGGACAATGCTTCAAAATCCAAGGTAATGAAATTTCTAATGTAAAAATTAATCTGGTCTCCTGGTAAAAAAGGCAATTTGTACACAAATGTTTTTACGTTTTGGTCACTACCGCTTAAATCTGACATATCAATTATACGTTGCCTTCGTGTAGGATTATTGCTTATGTCGGCAAACATTTGTTCGTATATACTTTTCAATATAGGATTGGACTGACCCTCTGTTACATTTCTAGAAATATCCAACGACTCATTAACACCAGTTAATTTTCTTGTGGAAAGGGTTATTTCGTTGGATGATATATCCCCTCCAAAGGTTTCGTTTAACTGAGATGCCAAGACATTTATATTTGTGTTGGATTCTATGTAATCGATTAGTGCTCCCTCGTCTTTAATAAAGGTTTGTGCCAAAGGATTACCCAACAAATGAGTGCACAATACACGTATCATACATTCCGCGTAACTAGCCCCGGTTAATCCGGTCAATGAATATTCGTATAAATTTTGCGATGGGTCTTGTCCCGCCACTGCTGGTCCAACGGGAACATTTCTAGATATATCGGTTGCATCAAATACTAGGTTTCTAGTCAACATCGTTTGTGCTATAAATTTACTAAAATTGGCCACATAGTATTCTTGATTGGATTCACTTCCGGTGTTGTCTGCTCTTGCCCAAAACAGTTTATCTCCTCCGCTAATATCTCCTATTAAAAATAAGTTCTCTAACCTAGAAGCAGACACATCCGTAGAGACCGATCTCCATACCAAATGATGTTCTACCAAATCTTCTGCAGGCAACTCGCCGAATAGAGTAAGATTACCGCTTACATCGAATATAACTGGAATTTCAAATATTAAATTTCCACTCATTTATGTTTTATATATACAAAGATAATACCAATTGATTAATCGCATTGGTTTTATCCGGATTTAATCTACTAAAACGTGTATGTTCCATATGCTATCAGGAATATTGTATTTTTTCAAAGAAGGAGGCGATTTTATAAAACATTGAAAGTTTAATATAAAATGGTCTTGTGACAATAGTTTGGATATAGACATTAGGGTGGATGAATCATTTTCATAGGTTTCCATATCCAAAAACTTGTAAATCATATTGTCTATTTCATCTTCTATTGCGGTTTTAAGAGTGGTTATATTTTGAAACGGTGAAGTAATTGTATGGTCATTAAAAATTTTATTTGATAACATTGCTATATAGTGGTCTTGCAAACGTTGGATAGGTGTTTGGTAAGAAACATCGGTTATGTTGTTTAACTTATAACTTAACGCCTTTTTAATATTATTAAATAACCTAACCGTATACCTTGGATTGATTTTTAAAAACAAATTATCGACTTTAATGTATTTGCTAGTAGATTGTATAGTTTCACGTAGCAATTTTCCATCAATTGGTCGTATGGCTTCCAAATTGTATATTTTTGTAGGCGTAATATGTTTTTGAGGGGATACCGTTGGTGTTTTTATTTTTAAAATAGAATACTTGCTTAAGTCCATATAGATATTATTAATACTATTATTATCGATACATTATTTTTCATACAATATATCAAATTCTAATGCAAATGAGTAATCATTGTAATTCATGTCTATCTCCATACCATATTCATCTATTAGTTGTATGTGAAGTTTGTCTATATTTACTGGACCAAAATAATGTCGTTTTTTAGTTATTTTGTCAGATGCGTCATCAAAAAGAACTGCTCCCTTGCCTTCTCTCATAGGAATGCGTGCCAATATATGCTTTCTTAAAAAAGAGTTTTCATACAATATGGTACAAACGTCTTGTGTTGTATTTTTAAAGTCGTCTACACACAAAAAAATATACTTGCATCCCGCCAAATCAACCGTTCCTTCTCCAGTATAAGATTGTTGCCCTCGATACGATTTTTTTCTAAATCCCAATAACCACCCCAATGTTTTCATGGGTGGAGAGTTTTGATGAACCAAATTTCCAAAATCTAGTTCTACACGATCCCCCTCGTTTCCTGATATGGTTGCACGCATAGTGGTTGGGTCGATTGAAATAGAACAACCAGCATATGATAAACTACCTTCTTCAGTGGAAACACCTATTAAATTAGACTCTAACGTAATAGTGTCATAATTACCACTAGGAACTGTAACTGTAGTAGTTATGGTTGTTCCACTTAGGTCGTTCGCCGTTTTGGTTATTTTAAATCCGTTGGTCCCCAATGTCTTAGACACAGCATGTTGAATATTGGCAATTTCCATAGAAGACATTTTCATAGAAATTACATTTTTTAAAGGGGTAGCAAGACTTATAGTAAAATCAGTGCTTTGGGTTGAAAAGTAATTTTTTCTAAATTTTGTATCAATGCTTAATTGACTAGTTATAATATTGCGCTTTAAATCATTTACTACACCCGCGTTTACTGGACTAATGTAAAATGACTCCACCTCTTTTTTTTTTCTGTCTTGAACCACTGATGCTAACTTTTTCATGTCTTGTTGTAAGTCTGTAATGGAATATGACTCGTCGGTAAGACCTGCTAAATGCATATCCCCCTTTTTATTTAGTTTGTCTTTTAACCGATATTGAATGCTTTTTATAAAATTCACCATGTTACTTTTTTCTTTAAGACTTAAATCTATGTTGGAAATTGCCTTAATTTTGGTCTGTATATGTTGATTTAATTGATAATAATCATACTCTTCATCGTCTGATAAACGTATGAATCGTTTCATATCATTGATCGTATAATTGTCTACATTTAAATCAATATTTAACTTGTCTATGGTAGCACTAGGTTTACGTCGTAAATTATGTTGTATTGATTTTTCAACTGTGTTGTATTTTTCTTGTATAGTTGTTTTTTTCATTTATTATAAATACTTTGATTTATAATAAAAAAATATTATATTAATGATTTATTAATTTATTGATGGTCTATTTTAAGTTGAATGTTGTTTTGTTTAACTATTCAATCAACATGATTTTGGGTAGTTAGGCGTATTTTTGAGTGTATTCTGCCATTTCCTGTTCGTATCTTTCCTTGTCATTCGCATTAAGGGTGTCGTACTTTTTCTTTTTCTCTGGCTTTAATTTTTTCCACATAGCGCCCAATTCTTTTGCAATTTCACCAATATTTACCTTACCTCCCTTCTTTTTTGCTTTCTCCAACAAAGCAGGTCGCTTTTCATCACAATAAAAGAAGTATCCCGACTTTGCCTTCTTTGGAAGATTCTTATTTTTCTTTGCCTTCATCTTGATTTTTTCACCAACAAACTTTTCCATTAGTTCGTTGATTTTATCTGTATGTCCTAGTTCTAGACATACGGATCGTAGTAGAGAGGCATGGGATTCATACCAGTTATCGTAAAGACTCACAGTGTTATTATGGAATAGCAAACTCATGATTATTATAATATAATTATAATAATTATGTTTAAATCAATTTTACATAAATTAATTACTTTTTAGTTAAGTAGTTTAATTGATTTTAAAATTGAAACGAAAATCAAAATATTTTTTTTGCTATAAAATAAATTCGTATAATTTGATATAGGTATCCAATGGAAAAAATAGACAAATGCTTTTTAGAGATGACAGATGAATATAATAAAGAAACATCGCGTATTCAAAAGGAAGCGCAGTTGTTAAAAGAAAAAGAGGAAGAAGAGTTTACACAATATGTTTACCAAAACGGGATTAGTGTATGTTATGGCAATAAAATAACTATTTTAGATAAAAAAACAAACAAGATTATTGATATTAGTAAACCGGGCATTAACCTCAATGTTGAATAATATAGATTGCTTAAATTATTTATTGTTTTAAATCAGTTACACTATAGCACAGTAATAACTCAGCGCGCGCCGTTAATTTGGCAGAAATACATTCTTCGGATGTTATTTGACTGTCGCTTATCATAGTTCGTAGTGCGTATTCGGCATCTACATTTGTTTTGTCTAATAAAAGAGATTTATAAAACGTAATAGATATAAGTGTATAATCCACAGAACCACTGTCCTGTAGTTTTTTTGATGAATTGTAATAATAGGTGGAATCTTTATGCTTTAAGTATTGTTTGTAGTCGGAGTATTGAGTGCGAGACATATTGTATATTATGGGATGATATATTATATATTTATAAATTAAATATATGATAGATGGATAAATAAAATAAAGTGATATCTACTTGCACAATGGACTATAAATCATCATTGTAAAGCATAATACTGGAAACAACATCAATGAAATGGTTAATAATTTAAATGGTACATACGCCATAATAGTAACTAGTTTAAAACACTTGGACTGCTTTTTCTCGTGAATATTTGCTTGATTAACAGTGTAAGAAACAAATACGTTGTCATAAATGTCGTCTGCTGACTCAGGCAAGTATTTAAAATACATTTCTTCAAATTCATTATCTAAGTTCATTAAAAATTCCATGGCAACACAGTTTAACACCATGTCGTATATGCTGTCTTCTTTAAATATAATCCAGAGATTAGCGACATACACAAACAAGTTAAACCCAAATTCTTGAAACGTGTCTATCATTACCAATATATCAATAGTTGGTGTTAGTTTTTGAAGTCGTGTTCGATCGGTTAAATTATCCCAAAGAAAAAAAGAACGAACAAAATAAACAGACGAAGCACCAAACATAATTAGTTTGCGCTTCCAATCTGACTTATTGGGGCAAAACATTCCATCGTAATTATCTATTTCGTTTGCTACCATTGCAATGTAGATAGACCATTGTGCTATAAAAATCACAATTGGAAGGGCGGCAAGTAATGAAAATACGTGTGAACAGTAAAATGCGTTTTTTTGCTTTAGTTTTTCATTTCGATACCCCCGCGTCACATGATATTTAAACAATGAAAACATTCCAAATTTTGGGTCGGTTATGATGATGTCTACTTTTTCACTTTGAGTATGAGTTGGGTCTTCAATTGTAAATCCCCTAGAAGGAGTAGTACAATCGGGAATGATTTTTTTGCCATGTTCGGTCCCAATTAACAAGTCATCATGCATTTTAGCATACAAATGACTGCATAAAAAATCAAGATTATTATATAAAATACTACACATTGATTGTTTTGAATTTTGTGGATTGTTTGATACAATATTATTGTAATTCGTTGTCATGGTATATACGGATAATTATGAATAAACCCTTATTTTTAACTTATTTTAATAAATTGATTAAAGTTTAACAGTGGTTATTAAGTATCGATAATTTACTCAAGCAATACAATACAACAAAATGGACTCTTACTCAATAATGTTGGGACACAAAAATAAAGCAGGTCATGAATTTACCAATCTTTCAAACAAATGTGGGAGAGAAAGATGGCAAATGGATGCGTTGGAACGAGCAGAATGCTTAAGCGACGATATGACGGTTTTGTGTTATTTTATGTTGTTTGTGTTTTATTTCCTGATGTTTTCAAGTTTGGAAGTTCGTCGGTAAATTATATGATTTTAAAAATAACTTAAAGAAATAACCTATAATATAGTTGTATAGGAAAGATACAACAATGCTCGAATAGCTCAGTTGGTTAGAGCGTGCGACTGTTAATCGCGAGGTCACAGGTTCGACCCCTGTTTTGAGCGAAGGTGGCGACCTTATAATACGCAT